CGTTTGTCAACACCTAAAAATCACAAGCCGGACAAATTATCTCCTACAAATCGCTTGCGGGACGCGCTGGCCCCTGCATAGGTTTGTCAGGCATGAAAACTGACAAACACAAAAAAAGGCCCGCCTACCTAGATGTGCGGGCCGTCCTAGACCACTTCGGCGGCCTTGGCCCCCTGGTAGAGCTGGCGGCTCGTAGGGGTTACTGCCGCTTCGGGTATGACGCCGTGAAGAAGTGGCGCCAGCGCGGACGCATCCCTAGCGATCGCCTTGTTGAGATGCGGGAGCTGGGCGCCAGGATTGGCAAGCCGCTAGACATCAACTCATTTGTTCGGGGCGGCAATGGAAAACCCATATAGAGAATGGAAGCTCGCGGACGTTCTGGTTGAGCAGGACGAGCAGTTGCTTGTCCTAGCCAACGCCAAGGCCGCGCTCGCGAGCATACAGGCCGAGCTAGTGAGCCGCTACAAGGTTAGCTTTACCACGGCGCTGGCGGCCAACAAACCGGACGGCTCCGGCACCTATAAGGCGCCGATCGAGGGCGTGCGCGTGACGGGCGTAGCGGACAAGAAGGTGAGCTGGGATAGCGACTTGCTGCTTCCTATCGCCATGAGCCTGCCGCTGGCGGAAGCCAAAGCATGGTTCAAGTTTGAGCTGTCCGTCTCGGAGAAGAATTGGGCAGCGATGCCCACAGAATTGCGGGCGCGCGTCGAAAAGGCGCGCACCGTGAAGGTGAGCGATCCGAAGTTTTCACTCGAAATCGCCGCATAGCCACCACACCACCACAGGGAAATACGACGTAATGAACTGGATCGAAACCGCGGACGAACGCCTGGCGGCGCCGCAGAACATTAAGAGCGTAATCCTCGGCCCGTCCGGCGTCGGCAAGACGTTCCTTTGCCGCAGCCTGCCGCCGGCCGACACGCTGATGATCGACGGCGAAGCCGGCACGCTGGCGCTGGGGCCGTGGAAGGGTGACACCCTCGATGTGCGCAAGATGGCCACGGCCTTGGGGAAGCACCCATGGGAGGTTATGCGGGCGCTGGCGTGCCTGCTGGCGGGCCCGGACTTCTCCGACTATGAGGCCAGCCCGCTGGGCAACATACCTGGCCCCTACAGCCCTGAATGTCACGCTGGCTACATGCAGGGGCTTCCCGGCCTTGCGGAACGCTTCGCCAAATACCGCAACATTTTTGCGGACAGCGTTACCGTCGCGTCGCGTTGGTCGTTCGCCTGGTCGTCGCAACAGCCGGAGGCCCTGTCCGAGAAGTCGGGCAAAAAGGATAGTCGCGGCATCTACGGTCTGCACGGGCGCGAAATGGTGCGCTGGTTTACCCAAATGCAGCACATGCCGAAAAACCTTTTCATGGTCGGCATCCTCGACCAAGAAAAGGACGATCTAAGCCGCATCACCTACTCGCCGCAGATCGAGGGCGGGAAGGCGTCGCGGGAGCTGGCCGGCATCTTCGACCAAGTGATGACGCTGACGCGAATCAACGTCAGTGAGGCCGGCGCGGTAGAGCACGCGATGGCCGATGGCACCCAGCACGCGCTGGTCTGTACGGCCAACCCGTGGGGCGTGCCGGGCAAAGACCGCTCCGGGTGCCTGGCGCCCTTGGAGAAGCCGGACCTGTCCGCCATCCTGGCGAAGCTCGACGGGCGCCAGCGAACCGATGGGGCCGGCGGCGCGCACACGATACCGGACAATCTGGCGCTTGCTGCCGCCTGACTGTCCGTAATCACGCCTGACACTCAACAGAGGACTTCACACAGATGGACTTTTCCCCACAAACCACGACGCTGGGCGGCAGCGGCGATCTCCTCCCGAACGGGACGCTGGCCTTCGTGATCGCGAGCCCCCGCGAGTTGAAATACGGCAAGGAGAGTGGCGCGCGCTACGCGGACTTGGAGCTGACCGTCGCCGAAGGTCCGTTTACCAAGCGCAAGGTTTTCGCGATGGTGAGCGACCCCGACGACGCCAACGCCAAGCCGGAAGGCAAGGAAAGGGCGCTGGGTGCGCTCTGCCGCATAATGGAGAGCCTGGGCGTGTTCACGGCGGCGGACCCGGCAAGCTACCAACGGGTGCGGAGCTTCGAGCAGGCCGCGCAGACCATGAGCCAGGCAGCCGGCGCGGGCCGCACGATCCCGGTGGAAATCGGCATCGAGAAGGGCAAGGACGGCCACGCGGACAAGAACAAGGTAACAAACTGGTTGAGCCCCAACCCGTCGAGCGCATCGTTCAAAAAGTTTCAGGCGCTCATGGCGGTGCGGGCCGCCGGATACCCAGCCCCGGCCGCAGCGGCGTCCGCGCAGAACAACCTGGCGGCGGCTCAGTGGGGCACCGCACCGGCCCCAGCGGCGCCCGCAGCGCAGGGCTGGGGTGCAGCGCCAGCCGCGGCAGCGCCGCCTCCCGCAGCTTCGCCGCCGCCAGCCGCGACCGCTGCGCCGGCATGGGGTGCCACCGGTCCCGATTGGTTAAAGCCGCAGACGGGGCCTCAACAGGGCCGTGATCTGGACGACGAAATACCGTTCTGAGTCAGCATCGAAGCACAGGGGCGAACACGTTCGTTTTTCGCCCTTGTGCGGCGCACAGAGATACAATACGAGAAATTCAGTGCCTAAAAAAATACGCCCGCACGTCCCGTGCCACGGGACGTGAACCACCACATGGGAACAACAATAGATGCGTGACCGGAGCGTAATAGTCCAATTTCCTGCGGGCGCTGTCCGTAACGTCGCGACCAAAACAACACAGCCTGACAACATCACGCAAGATGCCGAAACACTGCTTCGTGAAGCCGTCAACGGATCGCCTGAATTGCGAGCCTCATACCGCGCAGCCGTGCGGCGGTTATTCCCTGGCCTACCTGAAATGACATTCAGCTATGACACGTGCGACGACGCGCAGCTCTGCTGCTGCGCGGGGGATTAGCCATGCAGCCCCGCCCCCGCCAAACCGCCTTTGTAACGCGCTTCAATGAGGCGTTGACTAAGCACGGCAACACGCTGGGGCTCGCCCCCACGGGAGCGGGTAAAACCGTAATGATGGCGCTGGCCGGGCAGAAAATGCCGAAGCCCGCGCTGCTGCTGCAACACACTATCGAACTGGTTGCGCAAAACAGCAAAACCTTTTTCAAAGTAGATCGCCGCCAAGAGCTGGCTTTCTTCACTGCCGACAAAAAGACCATCGCCAGGCAGGGGTGGACTTTCGGCATGATGCAGACGGTTGTTAATCATATCGACGACATGCCGGCGTTCGGCAGTGTTATGATTGACGAAGCGCACCACGCCAGCTCTGACAGCTACCTTAAAATCATCGCGTCACTGCGGAAGAAAAACCCGTCTATTCTGATAGGCGGCGTGACGGCAACACCGAAGCGCGGCGACAAGAAAACCCTGAAAACGGTTTTCAATAATGTATGTGATGAAATCACGCTTATTGAGCTAATCGAAAGCGGCTTTCTGGTGAAGCCGCGCGGGTATGTGATCGACATTGGAGTGCGCGACGATCTGAAGGGCGTGCGCAAGCAGGCCACAGATTTCGACATGGACGAAGTGGCCAAGATAATGGACCGCAGCGTGGTCACAGATCAGGTCATCAAGCATTGGAAAGAGCAAGCCGGCGACCGGCAGACGGTCGTTTTCTGCGCGAACCTGGCGCACGCGCGGCACACTTGCGAGGCGTTCCAAGCTGCCGGCGTGGATGCGCGCCTGGTGTCCAGCAAGATGCCGGAAGGCGAGCGGCGCGATACGCTGGCCGACTTCGACAAGATGAATTTTCAGGTCATCGTCAACGTGGCCGTGCTGACCGAGGGGTGGGATTGCCAGCCGGTAAGCTGCGTTGTCCTACTGCGGCCTAGCTCTTTCCAATCGACCATGATCCAGATGGTAGGGCGCGGCCTGCGCCCGGTGGACCCGGAACGCTACCCCGGCGTGACGAAGCACGACTGCAAAATCCTCGACTTCGGCACGTCCCTGCACACGCACCCGATCGAGGTCCGGGGTCGCACGCTGGAAGGCAAGATCAAGGATTGCCCCGCATGTCATGCCGAACTGCCTTCTCAGTGTCCGGAATGTCCGCTTTGTGGTTATGAATTTCCTCGCGAACCTCTCTCACCGCCCCTCGATGGCAGCGACAGCGAGCAAGACGAAAAGGAGCTGCTCGCGGATTTTGTCCTGACAGAGCTTGAGCTTTTCGATCAAAGCCCTTTCCGCTGGGAAGAATTATGGGGCGGCGTCGTGTTTATGGCGTGCAGCTTCGATAGCTGGGCCGCGGCGCTGTGCTTCAACGGCGAATGGTTCACCGTGGCCGGCGCCAAGGAGACGGGCATCAAGACCCTGGCGGCGCGCACAGAGAAGCTGATTGCGCTCGCGGCCGGCGACGATTGGATGCGTGAGCATGGATCGCCGGAGGATGCCGGCAAGTCCAAGCGGTGGCTCACGTTGCCGCCGTCCGATGGGCAGCTCCGGGCGCTCAACATGACAGCGATGCAGGCCATGGGAATGACGCGCTACCGGGCCGCGTGCCTGATGACGTGGAAGTGGGCGGACAAGGCCATTCAGGCAAAAGTGAAGGCCGCGGTTGAAGGGGTTAAAGCCCATGCGCTCGCGGCCTAGTCACGGCGTCGCCCAAATCAGGGTCACGGTGGGCCGCCTCCGGCCTGGCATGTGCGATACGGGTTGCGGGGCGGAACCGTCCTTTGGGTTCCCGCATGACCGCCTGGGGACCGCCTGGCTTTGTTATGCGTGTGCGATGTTGCACCCGGACAACGAGGACATGAGGCTAGGCAACGCGGACCGCATCCGGCGATTGGCGCTAGAGGGGGTCTGACATGGACTTTACCAGCTTCGCGCACCCCCCGAACCAAGGCGCCGAACTCGCCAGCGTGGCTTTGTCGACCATCTTGGATTTCGGCATCGTGGCAGAACGGGCCGGGGACAAGCCGCGCGATTACCTCGGCGGCTCGCGCCTTGGCGTCGAGTGCGACCGGGCCTTGTTCTATGAATACACGCACGCGGCGAAAGACCCCGATCGCGAATTTTCCGGGCGGATGCTGCGGATTTTCGAGCGCGGCCACCACGCCGAAGATCGCATGGCGAAGTATTTGCGCCTAGGCGGCTTCGACCTGATGACGCACGCAGCGGACGGCCATCAGCTAGGCTTTGGCGTCGCGCCGCACCCGGAGACGGGCCGCCCCCGGATCAGCGGGCACCTTGACGGCGTGATTAGGGGCTGGAGCCCGCCGGACAAGTATCTGCGCCACCTGTTCAAGCAAGACCCCACGACAGTTTGGATCGACAGCTTGATATTCCCAATGCTATGGGAGACGAAAGGGCTAAAGAACAGTAGTTTTAACAACGTGGTAAGTAAAGGTTTGGCCAAATCCAAGCCTATATACTTCACGCAGGCTCATACTTACATGGCCTACATGCGCTTGGCATCCTGTCTATTCACGATAGAGAACCAAGATACTTGCGAAGTCTATGCCGAAGTCCTACCTTTCGACCGCGCAACGGCGCAGACTGGATCCGATAAAGGCGTGCGAGTGATCCGGGCCGGCGCCCCTAGCGACCTGGCGAGGGTGGCAAAGGACCGCACGGATTGGCGCTGCCGGTTCTGTGACTATCAGGAAACCTGTTGGAAGGAACAAGAGAAAGCTACGGCCCCAGCGGCCGGCGCTTGGGGTGCCTGGGCATGAGCCGGCCACACAGCGCCCACCGCGACGAACTGTGCCCGTACTGCTTCAAGC